GAAAAAGAAAATGAGTTGCTGCAAAAGGAACTGAAGAAGGAGACAGCCTAATGTATGGGAACGATTTTATGCGGTATAAAGAAGTGAGGGATGCACTGAACCAGATGGGGTCTGACACCCCCGTCCTTCTTAATGAAGAGACTGGTGAGGTGACGCCGTTAGATGTGGATGTGGTCAATAGCCCACCGCACTATAAGTCTGGTGGCATCGAGGCCATCGAAGGTATCGAAGCGTCGATGGGTCCAGAGGCATATGCTGGCTACCTCAAGGGCAATGTCATGAAATATCTGTGGCGCTATGAGAAGAAATCGAAGCCACTTGAGGACTTGAAGAAGGCCCGATGGTATCTCGACCGGCTCATAGGTTTACGCGAACGTAAAGAAGATTGAGGGGGCATAGCGCCCCCTCTTTTTTATCGTGGCCCCGGCGCGTCGTGGCCTGTTACAAATTTGAAAACTTCATTCGCTTCTTCCCGTGTCTCAAACCGACCAAGGAACATGCGATTGCCGCCAATGGTAGCGTTAGCTTCAAACCGTGTCTGCCCCATTTGGGCAAAGGAACACCGGCCCACTCCATGCGCAACACGACGGTCCGGATCGTGCTTCACTGGCTTGCGGGTCACAGGGTCGCGTTCGCGGAGTGGAGTGGGGACTACTAAATTGTTCCAGCGGTTGTCCAGTTTGTTACCGTTGACATGGCGGACAGGGTGCTGTGGCCATTCGCCTGTCATCATGTTCCATATGATCCGGTGGGCTAAGGTCTGGCTCCCAGACAAAAGGACAGATATGCCGCCAACAGTTACCTTGCCTGCGGGGCGACCAGCGGGGAGGGTTCCTCTTGGCTTGCGGTAGGTTAAGGCTCCCGTGTCGGGGTCGTAATCAAACGTTTCCTTTAAGGTCTGATGTATTGTCATGTTAAATCCTTTCGGGCCGGGTTGGGCCAGGTTTGAGATTTCCGTGCACGGTTTGGCGTAAGCGGAAACCCGCAGAAAACTGCCATCCGTGCATGGTTGGGCCGGAAGTGCCGACTTTTCCCACCATTCATCCAAGGAAGTATATAGTGGGGTATTAACATCTATATATACTAGTATAGGTAGACGTCAACACCCAAAATGCTATAGCGGATTTAGAAAAACCATGCACTTCTGGCCCAACCATGCACGGATGGCAGAAACAAGCCATTTTTAAGAGCGCCAAACCATGCACGGATTTTGTCAAACCCGGCCCGAAGATGCCAAACCATGCACGGATGGCAGTTTTCCGTTAATCGTCATCAAAGACACCCGGCAAGTCGTCCGCATCGAGATTATGTGAGCCGACTTGCTTCATCTCGATGATGGGTTGGTCGGCTTCTTGCTCAATGTCCTCATGAGGATTTGATGACGCCAAGTTTAGCTGCTTCAGTGCATCAAGATGAAGTTGGTTTACGTTCACTTGGATTGCTGTGGTCGGCTTGGCTTGGAACTTATCCGGAGCAGTCACCCCGGCCAGCCATTTGCGTGTCTCAATCTTGAGCCTGTCGGCATTGGCAGATGTGTTGTCCGAGGCATCGGCAATGTCCAGACATTCATCCGCCCATTGATCCGCCGCGATTGCCCTGGCTTGCTTGAACCGCTCTTCTCGGTCGAGGTCTTTGCGTATCCAATGATAGAGCGATAGGTTGCTGATATTTAGTTCACGGGCAAGACCAGCCATTGTCAGGCCAGATGCGATCTTCTCCAGCAAAACAGTCTCGCCAACCTTATCTAAGTTCGACGCAATCGTGCGCCGTTTAATATGTCCAGCCATGTCTTATCCTTTGAGTAGTGTTAGAAGCCCATATAAAGCCCATAGAGAGGCATACATGGTGATTGCTAGGTTACGGTCCCGATTATAGCTAGGCACGCTCCAGACCCCTTAAAAACGTCTCTAAGAGGATAGAGACTGGAGCGGGGATAGCACGACCACCTTGTTCGTAATATCGGATAGCCCGTTCGGACAGTCCAATCTTCTGGGCAAGCTGGGCCTGCGTCAACTTCAGCGTCTCGCGTGTTGCTTTGAATTCATCACTTGTCATTTGCTTTGTTCCTTATTATTATGCGCACCTGTTCCACGCCATCGCTGCGGCGGTGGTCCCCGTCACCTTCGGGTGGCGGGATTTTCATTCATCCTTCAATGCTGCTTCTGCATCTTCAATCAATTCTATTGGGGGCCAGCGTAGATAGCACACATGTTCTGCGGTTATCACGCCAAGGGATTGTAGATATTCCATCAAGCGGTAGGCCAAGGTGGCTTCCGCCCGTTCGGTGTATCGGTCAGGCAGTGCGTCATCATCGTCGATCATAGCACCCTACCAATCTCTATCCCTTTTCGGATGCCTAGCTCAACGAGCCGTATCCAGATCGTGTGATCCCAGCCACCAGATAGGTAAAGCTGGCCATCGCTGTTGTCCTGCTTATCGCATTGCGCGGCGCAGATAAGCCGTGCGGTGTGTGTTATTTCTTTATCGGTCATGACCACCAATCCTCTTCCATCTCTTCGCGCTCCTGCGCGGTTGTCTTCGGCTTTGTTGCGATTAGGTAGGCAGTAAGAATTACCAGCCCAATGGTAACAATGATAAGCGGGATGTCGCTCATTTGCTTTGTTCCTTTTCACGTTCTGCGCGGCGTTCCGCGAATGTCTTGCCATCGAGGCCGCGCAGCGGCCAGGCACTGTCGGATGATACTCGGTGGCTCCTGCCCATTGGCGCGGCCTGCGGTGTCTTAATCATGTCACGCACCCTCTACGTTTACGAACACATAGCCGTTGCCTTTAGCATTGCCGCCTTGGGCGAACGTGCCCTGCCAGCCCATCTTTGCGATAAGGGCGTCCGCAGCGGCCTTGTGTGCGCCCTCAGTGTTTAGCGCATGGTCATAGCCAATCGTGACACTGCCAGCCCATGCTGTCGCTTTGATGCGTCCGCCTTTGGTATTAGTAGGCCCAAGATAGCGGGTCTCTATTGCTTGTGTGATAAATGTCATAGTTTCTCTTCCCATTATTGGCACTAGCGCCATCCTCGGCGCGGATTGCTCCGCGCTCCGGTGGGGTTAGCGGCGGTAGAACAAGCCATCATCCTTGGCCTTAAAAAACCGCTTTCGTGAACCGTCCGCAAGAAACATTTCCGGCGTATCGGCAATCGTGAATGTGCGATAATGGATTGCCCCATGTCCAAAACGTATCTCGGACATGGTTGGCTGGCGGCGGTAAACAATCTCGCCCTCGCCGCATTGATAAGCATTATACATTTGTGTTGCTCCTATGCCAAAGTGCCGTTGGCGTTAAATTCATATTCGTTGGCTTCGATATCCTCGCGGATTGCTTCCTCACTGCCCCAATATTCTAAGTCTCGCTCAAACGCCTTAGCCCAGTCGTGCAAGGCGTCTGCGAAAACGTCACGCAATGAAGTGATAGAGGCCGGGTTGGCAATCGCTGCGCGGATTGCATCCAGCAAATCTTCATCGCCACAATATCCAGTAAAGGGGCAATCCTGCCCAGCCGCTAACTTAGCCCAGCCATTATTGACTAACCATTTCCATGCGCGAACGCCTGACATTTCGGCAATGCCGTCACCGTAGTTGTCGTCCTGGTCCATGTCGAACGTCACGCCATTGCTGCGATAGCCAACTTCCCAGTTGCGGATTGTAAGCGGGGCAATCTTGGCGAAGGCAGTCAAGCTATCGCGCCATTCATCATCCCAAAAGAATTGGTCGCCTTCACGCCAACTGGAAATGACGCGTTGCTGCATCGCTGCGCCTAATTCGTCCAACTTGTAAACAGTAACTTCTAATACTCGTGCCATGTCAATTCCCCTCTTTATCGTTACGAATAGCAAATGTGAAACCCGCCAACATGCAGGCAATCCATATAAATGCAAATGCGTTAAACGGTATGTATTGCGATAAATCAAAAGCCATTGTCATTCCCTCTTTGCTGTCGATAGACATTGGCTAGGACCATTGTTCCGGTATGTCAACAATTAATTGCAACCATAATGGCAGTAATCATAATCACATTGTAATGTGAATGTCTCGCCTGATAATATAATAATGTTGGAACATGGTTCCGCTTTGACCTGGTGGATAGTCACCGCCGCGTCTCGTTTCTTGTGCGCCTTCGAAGCCATTTGGTCGCTAACTAATACACTGTTACAGTCTGTAACGCGCAGGAATACTAGGCTTTTTATATATAGGGGGGCGGGGGTGCTTTCGATCAGACCCCCCCGCCCCTGCCTTGCTTGGGGGGCGCGTGCGTATAACCTAACAGACATCGAGATGTGGCCCCCACCCCCCTATACCCTCGTATTTAACATAATCCCTTCCAAAAAATTCCTAACTTTTTGCTTGCCAAGTTGTAACAGTAGAGTGTAACAGTGCTGCACAACCAAAAAGAGGAGAAATACGTTGGCTGTTTATGGATACACTCGCGTCTCGACTGAAGACCAGATCGAGAACACATCGCTCGATGACCAAGCCCGCCAAATCCAAGGCATCACGCTCACGCACAACTTGGAACTGGACCATATATATGAAGAGCGCGGCGTTTCTGGCGGTGTCCCACTGCTACGCCGAGAAGAAGGTTGCAAGCTGGCGTTCCTTCGGCCAGGCGATACCGTCATAGTATCGAAGCTAGACCGTATGTTCCGTGACGCACGGGACGCACTAAACGTGATTGCCGACTGGGAGACGGCGAACATTAATCTCATCATCAACGGTTATGGTAACGTGATGGATAAGTCCAATCCGAATGGACGCTTCATGCTAGAGATCATGGCCGTCTTCTCAGGCGAAGAGCGCCGCCGTATCAGAGAACGTGTCACCGCCGGTAAAAGAGCGAAGCGGTCACAGGGTGGATATGTCGGTGGCAAAGTGCCATTTGGATTTAAGAAGTCAGGCACAGGCCGCAAGGCCAAGCTGCATCCGGAACCAAACGCGCAGGACGCAATGATTACAATGAAAGCCGCACGCGTTAAAGGTCATAGCTACCGCGATATTGCTATTATCGTAGCAAAGCGTCATGGTATCACGGTAAGTCACCAGACAATTGCACGCGTAATCAGGGGAGATAAGCATGACCAAATCTGAACCAAACTTCTTTTTGGAGTTTCTCAAGAAGTACCGCGATGATCCCGTCGGGTTCGTGCGCGATATTCTAAGGACGAAGCCAGACCCTTGGCAAATCGAGTTTCTCAAAGCGATTAGTTCTGGTGAGCGCCGTATCTCCGTTCGCTCGGGCCACGGTGTCGGTAAGTCTACGGCCGCAAGCTGGGCCATGCTTCATTACTTCCTGACGCGGTATCCGGTGAAGGTTGTTGTGACTGCGCCGACATCCGCACAGTTGTTCGATGCGATGTTCGCGGAACTGAAGCGATGGGTCAACGAACTACCTGAAGTGCTGAAGGTTCTGATCGAAGTAAAGGCCGACCGTATCGAACTGAAGGCCGCAGCCAGTGAAGCCTTTATCTCCGCCAGAACGAGCCGAGCAGAAACGCCAGAAGCCTTGCAAGGTATCCACGCCGACAACGTGCTTCTTGTTGCTGATGAGGCGTCGGGTATTCCAGAGAGTGTGTATGAAGCTGCGTCCGGTTCTATGTCGGGCCACAATGCGACGACGCTTCTTCTGGGCAACCCTACGCGAAACAGCGGATTGTTTTACGATACGCACAATCGTCTTAAGGGTGAATGGAAAACCTTCCACGTTAGCTGCCTCGACAGCCCACGCGTATCCGATGCGTTCGTTCGAGAAATGCAGTTACGTTACGGTGATGACAGCCCAGCCTATCACGTCCGTGTTCTTGGTAACTTCCCGCCGCGTGAAGAAGATACCGTCATTCCTGTCGAGTTGATTGACGCGGCCATGAACCGCGAGATCAAGATTGCCAAGAACACCAAGAGCGTATGGGGCCTAGACGTTGCGCGTATGGGTTCCGATGCCAGTGCACTCGCCAAGCGGCGCGGTCCGGTTGTAGAAGAGATACAGACTTGGAAAGGTCTGGACTTGATGCAGCTAACAGGCGCAGTCGTAGCCGAGTATGAGGCGCTAACGCCATCCGAGCAGCCAGTCGAGATACTCGTCGATAGCATCGGGTTGGGGGCTGGTGTCCTTGACCGTCTGCGCGAACTGGGTCTGCCAGCGCGTGGGATCAACGTCGCGGAAAGCCCCGCGATGAAAGGGACTTACGCCAACCTACGCGCCGAGTTGTGGTTCAAGTGCAAAGGGTGGTTGGCGAACCGTGATGTGAAGATACCGAAGGACGAGCAGTTGTTCGCCGAGTTGGCATCGCCGCGTTATACCTTTACCTCGTCAGGTAAGATGCAGATCGAGAGCAAGGAAAGCATGAAGAAGCGTGGGCTTCCATCGCCAGATAAGGCGGATGCTTTATGCTTGTGCCTCGCCACCGATATATCAACCATCATGCACGGCTATTCTATGGCCAACAAGTCGGGTGCGCTGCGTAGGAATATACGGGGTATTGTTTGACATAGAATAAAGATGTGATATATTTGTCTTGCTCGGCAGGTTTTTCTCTCTCCCTCTCCTGCCGGGCATTGGGTGCTAAGGGGTGTGCGCGGCTAGGCCGGTAATAGCGAAACGCCGCCACCCCGCTTTTTTTGCTTTTTTACAAACTTTAAGCTATAGGCGTCCAAAGGGAGCGCACTTGTGGATACAAAGACTTGTATAAAATGTGGCGAAGAGAAGACTATAGACGACTTCTACGCCCACAGGCGCGCCTGTAGGCCGTGCGTGCGCGAACAGCAACGCCGCTTCAGAGACGCAGACCCAGAGTATAACCGCGGTCGTAACCTCCAACGCCGGTACGGTATTAGCGTCGAGGAATATCGTAACCTAATTGCCGACCATAATTTTGCTTGCGGTATTTGTAAGGTAGAAATACCTGAGACATTAGAGTATAAGGGCCGGAGATCAGGTGTCGTAGACCATAACCATGAGACTGGGGACATACGCGGCATACTTTGTCAAATGTGTAATTTAGTTCTTGGCCACGCAAGAGAGAATACCGATATTCTTTACCGGGCCATTGTGTACTTGAGTGAACGCGGCGCGTATGCGCCGAAGAGACGGGTTTAGTTGCATGGTTGCGAAGCGTTTTCAAAATCCAAAGGGCGGTCTAAACGAAGCGGGGCGTAGCCACTTCAAGAAGATCGAAGGAACCAACTTGAAAGCACCTGTCAAATCAGGTGATAATCCACGGAGGGCATCATTCTTAGCGCGTATGGGGAACACACCGGGGCCGGAGCGTAATGCGAAAGGCGAACCGACCCGCCTACTCCTATCGCTGCAAGCGTGGGGTGCGTCATCTAAAGCAGACGCGAAGTCCAAATCCAAAGCTATCTCTGCAAGAAATAGAGGAAAGTCAAAATGAAGATGGGTTTATACAGCAACATCGCAGCCAAGAAGGACCGGATCAAAGCTGGCTCTGGCGAAAAGATGCGTAAGCCAGGGACCAAAGGCGCTCCTACTGCGGCTGCGTTTAAGGCTGCTGCGAAAACCGCAAAGGGAAAAAAGAAATGAAGAAACCCACTAAGGCCGACAAGAAAGTAGCTAAGGTCATGGGCGAATTTAAGCGCGGCACACTGCACGCTGGTGTAAATCCTAAAGGCCCCGCAAAGGCTCCCTTGGCTAAATCGCGCAAACAGGCTATAGCTATCGCCTTGTCTGAAGCTGGCAAGTCAAAAAAGAAGTAAGGCTAAAATATGGCATATCGCAATAATCGTAAGCCGACTAAAGATCAGATGGCTAAGAACAACCGTATGTACCAGGATACTGGGGTTCCTAACGCCAACTCTGAAAACGGCGATAGCGAAGATATGTCCAATGAAATTTCAATGGAACTTGCCGACGGTACGGAAGTTTCTATTGAAGAGCCTGAAATGGAAGACGAGCAGGTAGAAGAGCCTGTATCCGAAGAAGAACTTCAGAACATTATCACTGCCGAGATTGACGACGCGCAAGATTACATCGACGATGTGATCTCGCCAGAGCGTGCGCTTGCAGGCCAGTATTATAAGGGCGAACCTTTCGGTAACGAAGAGGAAGGCCGGTCGCAGGCAATGTCGATGGATGTACGGGATACTGTACAGGCCATGATGCCGTCGATCATGAAAGTATTCTTCGCGGCGAACAACGTCGTTGAGTTTGCGCCGAACGGCCCAGAAGATATTGAGAGCGCGCAGCAAGCGACGGATTATGTCAACTACTGCCTGACACGCGATAACAACCTGTTTAGCGAATGCTATTCCACATTCAAGGACGCCCTGATCCGTAAGAACGGTATCATGAAAGTCTGGTGGAATACCGAGAAAGATGTCACGACCCATTACTTTACGGGTCTGGACGAGGCTACCTTCTCGGTTCTTCAGGCCGATGAAAACATCGAAGTCAAGGACGTAGAGATTACCTACGGTCCAGTGCCGATGGTTCCGCCTGAAATGATGGGTATGCCAGCCCCACCCGCACCCGCGACATATGACTGCACTGTTGTTCGTACAGTCGAGAAGGGCCGTCTGTGCGTTCAGTCCGTACCGCCCGAAGAGTTCCTGATTGACCGCCGTGCGCGTTCTATCGAGACAGCCGAATTTGTAGCCCACCGTCGTTACGTTACCGTATCCGATCTTGTAAAGATGGGCTATGATTTCGATGAGGTTCAAGACCTTGGATACGAAACGCTTGATGACTTTGAAGGCAACCAAGAAGCCTTTGATCGTAACCCGCAAGCATTCGTTCAGATCACCGGCCGCACAGATACGACATCGCGCAAAGTCCTTTACATCGAAGGCTATGTGTATGTTGACATGGACGGCGACGGGATTGCGGAACTTTGCCGCGTCTGCGTTGCTGGCTCGGCCAACAAGATACTGCATTATGAACCCTGCGACTTTATTCCGTTCGTAGACTTCTGCCCTGATCCTGAGCCACACACATTCTTTGGTATGTCGATTGCCGACGTGACGATGGACATTCAGCTTATCAAGTCGAATATCCTGCGCAACACGCTGGACAGCTTGGCCCAGTCGATCCACCCACGCACGGGTGTTGTTGAAGGCCAAGTCAATCTTGAAGACGTAATGAACACTGAAGTTGGTGGCATCATCCGTATGCGTGCACCAGGCATGGTTCAGCCGTTCACGATGCCGTTCGTCGGACAGCAAGCATTCCCGATGTTGCAATACATGGATGAACTGCGCGAGAACCGCACAGGTATTTCCAAGGCCGCGTCTGGCCTTGATGCAAACGCGCTTCAGTCTTCGACCCGCGCTGCTGTTGCCGCCACGATTACTGCTGCGGCGCAACATATCGAATTGATCTGCCGCATCTTTGCCGAGACAGGCATGAAGGGTCTGTTCCGCAAGTCGATGCAGCTTATCGCCAAGAACCAAGATGCACCACG